ATTATATTATAACACATATTTCTCATTTGTCAACCCCGACAAAAAGCAATATGGTTACCCGACAAGGGCGAATGTGCTTCTATGACTTCACCGAAAACAGAATTTAATCGTTCTAAGTACTTGCCACTAGAAGTTCTACTTACCCAAGTATTAAAGGCGGCATAGCCACCATCATTCAATGTATTCTGCAATAAATTATAAAACTTAGCAGTTTGGAATTTCTTTGGAATGCTTGAAACTCCGAAAACATCCATAAATATCAAATCATATTTTTGATCTTCATCATCTGGTGATTCCATACCGTCTTCCAAAAAATCACGAGCATCACTAATAATAACATTTAATCTTGAATCATCTGGCATAGAAAAATACTTATGAGCTATATCTTTTAACTCTGGTATTATTTCTACAACATCAATATGAGCCGTTGGTAGAGTCCTATACAAATAGGTAGCCAAACATCCACCACCCAATCCAAGAACCAGAATCTTTTTTGGATCTTTAACTTTATCTACTACCTTTACTATGTCCCTTAAATATTGCATCTGCAATTCAAATGGTTTTGATTTCCAAATAGCAGATTGGCGAGTCTTTTTTCTATCCATACACAGATGCCGAACATATTTCTTATCTTTCACCTGTATTAATATGCCGTTAGATTCGGTTTCGTGTATTATTCTACTTTCGCTCGCACCCTTCCAAATTTTAAGTATTTCCCACTCTTCTTCCATATATTTTTACTCCAAAATAAGAATCATTCATAATCATTTTATGTACACCCAAACTAGCTTTTCTCGTTCCCATAGCGCCTCCAGCATAAGAATCTATCACTCCACGTTCAAATAAATCCTTCATAGTCAAATAGTGCATATAAGCACCAATTCTTTTTCTCACTTCATCTGGAACATTAACTTCTTCTTCAAATAATAAATGATCAATTCCTTTGTTTACTAACTGAAAAGCAATATTCTCATTAATCACCAAATAAACAATCAATCCAACTGGAACATTTCCATATTTGAATATATAATAGTCTATACCATCATGCCACCAAAATTTACAATCACTAATAGCCTTAGAAAATGTACTTGATAACCATTTTGATTGTTCTATTTCTTTTTTCCATTTTATAAATGCTTTATTGATTTTAAAAATATCTGGATCTGGTGCATTCAATTTTTCAAATGTTAATTTTTCTTCTTTTAGAAGTCTTTTGACTCCCTTTTTGTGCATCCATTTGTTAGCACCAATTTTTCCAAAATTTGTCGGGATATGACTATAATAGTTATATGTCTTAAATTCCGTGTCGAGAACATACCCCTTTTGTTCTATATACTCACATTCTGGCTCTATCACCAAAATCTTTTTTACTAAATCATTTTGTGTTAAAGTATCAAATACTAGATTTTCATTATCCTTATTGCCACTCATGCTGATTGGCAATCCTTCTAATCTTTTATAGATATTTTCAAACATTTGAACGTGCTTTAATACTACAAGCACCGTATCATCTTCTACCTTTACTAATAAAATCTTTCTTTGCCATTCATTCTTAATTAGATGGAATTCATGAAAATACTCTGCTGGCAGTACTCCAGTGTGTCCATATCTCTCTCTACGTTCATTATTGAAATAGTCTATGTATTCCTTTGAATTAAACCCACTTAACCTTGTAGCATGAGTCAAAAACAAATCCGTATCAGATATTTTTGATAGTTCATTAATTGCAATCATCCAAAAAATTTATCTAATGAGACAGTTTCAAATAAATCAAACTTCTTTTCGCCCTTACGAAAAGTCCAAACATTTTCAATATAACATTTACTAGAAAATTCCTCATCGGTCTTCTGAGAAACATTTGCTCTCCTCGTAAATTTCATGCCGATTTGGCCAATAAAACAGCCAGGATACTTTTCTTCCATATAATCTATCATTTCATCAGAAGCATAATATCGTTTTCCCTTGACAGTTGGATCTAAAATATTACATAAAAAATGTCCACCATTACCCAGCGCCTTATAGCTTGCTTCTGATACTGGAATAAAAAATTTATCCCTCCAGAGCTCATAATTACCATATTTTTTCCATGATTGTTGATCCTCGCTTTCAGTTCCCTCAGCATATCGTTCAGTAGCAAAATATGGTGGGGAAGTAAAGGAACAATCAAAATCAGTACCAAGTGAGTGCCAAGGCAGATCTTCAGCTGGCAAATTAAATATTACTACTTTCTTTTTACCTACGCAAGTGAATCTTTTAATGTCATCATCTTTATCATAAACCGTAATTTCAGGATTTGTACAACCTAAAAGTTTTTCATAATTTTCACACAATATAATGTATCGTTCCCAAGCTGCTGTATTGGGATCTGTTCCAACATATTCTTCAGCATGAGGCGTACAATAGAAACCAGTTAATCTATCGCCCCAGCCACTTGAAGTATCCAGTATCTTTTTGGCCTTTGTAATATGATAAATTGTTTTTGCAACTGGCGGCTTAAATTGAGTTGCCATATATGATCCCAATCTAAACATACTAATCCAAGACTTATCATTTATATTTCCACCACCATCTTGCCAAGCAGGAGTACGATAGAAAAACTTCAGTAATCTTGTTAGTTTTTCCTTATCTTTCCATAGTACCATCGGCGAAGGAGCAGCATGATAACCACACTGCATTCTCAAATCATTCATGTAATAATCACTTATTACATTGTATACTGGATGACAATCTAATACACCCAATCCATATTGGCTATATGGTCTACGATAATCATCATATTTTTCCAATACGTTATCTTGTTCTACATTAGAAATCCACTGACCATGAGCTGCTTTACATAACTGGTGAAACTTTTTAGTGGCTAATTCTGATGTTTGGATTGTTTTCTTTTTTGGAAATTCTATATCATTGTCTATAATATAATCAGCAATTACACCTAGCCATTCATCCTTATTTTCTCCATCTTTGCCACAATCGTACCTGTCCATAATAGGCTCCCATTGTTCTCTAGTGAACGTAGGGAGTTTATTATAAGGATCAACATGCGCTAAAACATCTTCTTTCATTCCCATTCAGACTCCTTATTTAAATTCGCATTCTAACATAATTTGAGTTAAACACGCAACCAAATTAACTTCTTGATCCGCAACAAAAGCGGCTTTATATTGATATTCCGCTAAAATCAAAACTGCCGGCGGAATTCCTGGCGGCTTCAAATGATCGTACAACGTGTCATAAATTTTACGAAATATTCTAACAGGATCATTATCCAAATTTTCGACTACCCATTTACGAACTTCTGTAAATTTCTTATCTCTCAACTCTGTCATTAATTGTTTGATATTAATATCACCAAGTTGAGACAATATTCCAGTATCAATTACACCACTAGTAGAATACCTTTGTAGCTCATTAATTACTCTCCTAAAATCTGGAAAGTATTTCATTACCAATTCTACTAATACTTTTACATCAAATGTTATTTCCTCAGTATTAAGAATATACTCACATCGTTTAAGTATTTCCTCAGCTACTTTTGGTTTTTCTTTCTTTGGAATTACGAATTCAAAGACAGCACAACGAGAATGAATTGGTTCGATAATACGATTCCGATAATTACAAGTAAAAACAAAAGACACATTATTTCCAAATTTTTCAATAAACCCCCTTAATGCTGGCTGAACCGAATCTGGATTCATGTAATCAGCTTCATCTATAATAACCACTTTCCGGCCACCAGAAATAGAAACAGAACTACAATATTGTGCAAGAGTTGTTCTTACCGTGTCTATATTTCGTCCCTCATCAGAGCCATTAATCATCATAAAATCAATATCTAATTGATTGCACAATGCTTTAATGATCGTAGTTTTTCCTACGCCTGGGCCTCCAGAAAGAATCATATTGGGGATTCTTCCTTTATTCACAAATTCTTGAAAGGTGTTTTTTAGAGATTTGGGCAGAACACAATCATCCACAGTTTTAGGTCTGTAATTTTCAACCCACAAATATTCTGCCATTTATTAACTCTGATATTTTGAATTAGATTCTGTAGCAATCCAATATTGTAATTTCTTACCCGATTGAGTCCAATGTGAAATTCCTTTAGAAGATATTTCAACATCATATGAACCACTAATTACTTTCATATTTTCAATTTTAAATATCATCTTAAAGGTCTTATCAGTTTCGCCAACTTGAATATCGAATTCATTTGTACTAGTATTACTTGTATCTGTAGCTACTATAGTTGTTTGAGTCCCATCACCAACAACGGCCAACTCAGGCAGTTGTAAAACATGAGCTGCTCTAAGCACAGAATCCAGTTCTTCTTTTTTCAGAGAAAATTTAATCTCAGGATCAGGAAAATCCAATTTTTTTTCTGGTGGTGATACAATCATAGAAGAATCTGCAAAAATATAATTGAGAGTTGATCTATCGGTTTTAATACTCAATTTAGTATCGCCAATTGTCAACTCTGGTTTGTCGAATAATGAAAGAGCACCAAGTAACTGATTCAAATCATAAATCGCAAAATCGGAAAGAAATTCTTCCTCTATCTCAGCAGATGCTAAGATATTCCTCTGCGAAGAAATAGTACTAAGTACCTTTCCCTGCTTAAATTGAATGTTTTGATTGATGCTGGAGAAGTTCTTGAGAACTTCAGTGGTGTGTTTGGATAACTTCATTTTTAGCTCCTTATAGCGTTGTTTAGCGTCGTATCCACGAAATTTAATAATATAACTAATATTATATCATAATAATACAAAATGTCAAGCATTATTTCTTTTTCTTATCTTTCCTTTCCTGTTTTCTTCTTTCTGCTCTAGAAAGTTTTTTTCCACTTTCATCCACTTCGGAATTTTCATCTATAATTTGTGGGCCTCTTGGGCGAGTTGTGGTATCCATGCCATGAGCAGCATAATCTAGTCTACCGAGATCAGAAAGAGTACCATTGAATACATATGTACCAACATGACCCAGCTTCATCCAAGGGCATAGCCAAGTTGTAAATCCAATTTTATTTGCAAATTGACAAAACATATAATCTTCTGATAAATATCGATCAGTTCCACCATGCCCTTTTCCAGCATATGTTTCATTATCGATAACAGTATCAAAGAAAGCATGAATGTATCTAGTACCATCAAAATGTTCAGATCTATTGTGATCAGGCTTATAATTAAATTGCGGATATTCTTCTCTAAATTTTTCAAATACACTACGCTTAATCATCATAAATCCTGTTCCCACTTCTAATACTTGAAGGGGTTCATCAATTCTTATTTCTTCTGTGCCGCTTAGTGGATTGAAAACAAAATCACCAGTAAATTTTTCCAGTTCATTTATGTCGTCATCACCAATACCGTGATCTACAGCATTTCTTACTTTTTCCCAGGCAATACATTTTTTTGGATATGGGCCGCCAATGATAGGTTTGTCATCATCACAAAGAGCGGCTAAGGATAGAACATCTTGAGGATTAAAATTAATATCCGAATCAATGAACATCAAATGTGTGTATGGACTGCGTAGAAATTCATCTACCAGATAATTTCTTGCTCTTGTAATTAAACTTTCGTTGAATAGATAGAAGAATTTTACATCCATTCCGTATTTGGTAGCAGTGGTTGACAAATCGCAACTTGCTTTGGTATACATTCCATGACACATTCCACCATACATTGGGGTGGCAACCATTATTTTCTTTTTTCTTAATTCATTAATATTAATTTCAATTTTCACTTCGCCTCCGTTTACGAGTTAATATAAAAATAGGAAGTGGATTTTTACCACTCCCTATATATATGTTGATTAAAAAGGATTCAAATTTTCTTCAGATTCTTCATCCAACATTCTGTGAGCTTCTTCAGCTTCAGTTTCTCCAGAACCATCTGATTCAAAAGCATCAGCATCGACTTTACTATACAAATCCAAGAAAGACTGTTTCGTATCTTCATCGAAACGATTCACACAAAGTTCAATCGCCTTCATTCGACTTCCGAAAATAGCGAAAGCATTTGCAATGTGAACCAGACGCCGAGTGGCAATGATTTCATCCACAGCACCTTCTTTGAAGGTTTTTCGGATAATATCTGCCCAGCGAACCAGCTTATCAGCAAATTCTGTATCGGACTTTCCAAGTTTATCAAAGACCTTATTGAGAATTTTCTTCTCAACACTAACAGAAGGGTACTCCTGCTCGATGGTAATCGGAAAACGCTCAAGGAATGCCTCGTTCATGATATTTGTAAAAACAAAACGCCCATCTTCTGAACCTTTACCCTTAGTATTCGCAGTAGCGAGTACATTAAAACCAGGCGCCGGTTTGACGAACCTATTTACTTTTTTGAGGAAAACACCTTTGCCTTCCAGTACAGGCTGGAGACACATAATTTTGTTAGATGCCAAGTCAATCTCATCAAGAAGAAGTACCGCACCACGTTCCATAGCGACAACCACTGGGCCATCCTGCCAAACTGTATTACCATCAATCAAACTGTAGTGACCCAAAAGATCATCTTCATCAGTTTCAATAGTAATGTTTACACGAACAAATTCGCGCTTAGCAGCAGCACATGCCTGTTCTACCATCATGGTTTTTCCATTACCAGACATACCAGTAATAAAAGCAGGATAGTACATACGAGACTTGATTATATTCTTAACATCTTTAAAATGTCCAAACGGAACATAGATAGAATCTACTTCAGGAATCATTTTTTCCATAGGATTGTGATATTCCATTTTCATCTTTTCGCCATCGACTATTTTCATTGCTTCGTCAACCGAATCTGGAACATATGTAGTAGTAATCGCCACAGCAGTATCCGTTTCTGATTCCCAAGGTTCATATTTAAATCTTGGAAATTCCAAAGTACCATCGGAAATGTCTGGTAGGCGATATTCACCGCGGCCGAGACCGGTATCCCACTCTCCACCACAAGCAGACCATCTAAACCAGCCGGGAACTTTAGCCCCACCAATTTTAGAAGTGACCGCCTCAATTTTGGATTTATCCAAAACGGCACCTTTGCCATATATTTCTTCAGCAGTCTCAATAAATAATTTTCTTTTCACAGTTAGTTTCT